TTAGGTAAAGATTGTGATATTATGCAAACATAAACGATTTTTACACTTTTGGCAGGCCTTACCCTATCTGCCAAAATGTCATTAAAGGTTTGCAAATGCTTTTATTCATTGAAAACTGTTATTCTAGTTCGCGCTAGTTCGTATTGAATCTTATCGTTTTGAAAAATCTGAATTTAACTCTTCTTCTTGTCCGTTTTCGTTCGTTTTAGTGCGTGGCAATCCTTGAAAAAAGTGGGTATGATTTGGGGTATCCCATCACACATACCCACTTTTTTATGCTTAACGATACCCAAATCCGCAAGGCGAAACCGCAAGCAAAGCCTTACAAATTAACCGATTCAAACGGCCTGTATATCGTAATAAATCCGAACGGCTCAAAACTGTGGCGTTATCGCTTCAGAATTGACGGCAAGGAATCCGTCTTTTCAATCGGATCATATCCTGAAATCTCGCTTGCTGAAGCGCGTGAAAAACGCAAGGAAGCGCGGTTGCTTGTTCAGCAGGGAATTAATCCGGCTAAAGACCGAGCCGAAAAGAAGCGGCAAAACACGCGCCAAAACAAAAACACGTTTCAGGCTATTGCCGAAGAATACTTTTCTACCAAGACGATCAGCAAAGGCAGCATCAAAGCCGCGCGAAGTATGCTTGAGCGGTATGCCTATCCAATCATCGGAGATACGCCGATAACCAAAGTAACGCCACGGCAAATCATGGAATGTTTGGATATATGCAAAGACAAGGGTGTTGTCGTTTCCGGCATCTACACGCGCCAACACATGAGCGCAGTGTTTTTATATGCAATCCGTACAATGCGGGCAGAGGTTGACCCTACTCTTGCCTTTGCCGGGTATCTTAAACGCCCTGAAATAACCCATGCCAAAGCCATGACCGTCGAACAAATCAGGTCTTTTAAAACAAGTCTCGCAAACTATAATGGGTCGTTCGTCGTCAAAAAAGCCGTGCAGCTATTGCTATACACCGCCGTCCGAACGATTGAAGCAAGGCGGGCTGAGTGGGCTGATATTGACCTGTCCGCCGCGATTTGGCGCATTCCCGCCAACAAGATGAAAAAGTCGAGAATGCACGTCGTACCATTATCGTCTCAGGTCGTGGAGTTACTCAAAGAGCTACACACGCTTACGGGTAATGGGCGGCTATTATTCCCAAACAGCAAAAGACCTGACGATATGCTGTCAGCGACAACAATAAATCGTGCTTTAGAGTATATGGGGCTGACAATTTCAGGTCATGACTTCCGCGCGACACTCGCAACCAATTTATCAGAGATGGGCTATGATCATGAGCATATCAAGTCTCAGCTTGCCCACGCCAAAGATAACCAAACCGATGCAGCATATTTCCACGCAAAATTCATCAATCAACGCCGCCAAATGCTGCAAGATTGGGCGGACTTTGTAGATTCACTTTGAATCGAATCTTAAAAAGCCATCTAAATTTCAGGCGGACTTTGTTATTTAAGTTGTTCCGCTAGGTCTGCATATAATCAGCATTTCTCAAAATAAAATCCCATCATTCAAACGATGGGATTTTTTTATGCTTGAAATCGTGCCGGTAAAAATATCCGAACATTTCGACGAGACGCGCAATCTGTCGGCGTTACATTGGCGCGAGACAGAATCGGAATTTTCCAACAGACCGCCTGAACTAGACATCCAAACCTATCAAACATTGGAGGCGCAGAACCTGATTATAGCTTTTGCCGCCGTGTCAGACGGCGAGATTGTCGGATATGTTTCAGGCTTCCTATCTCGCCATCCGCATTACGACCAATTAATAGCACAACATGACCTGCTTTTCATTCACCCTGCACACCGTACAGGGCGATCAGGTTTGAAACTGATGCGCGAATTTGAGTTGGCGGCAAAGGCAGCGGGTGCAAAAAAAGTCCTGTATCACGCGAAGCCGGGCAGTAATTTTGCCAAGTTATTGGAGCGGCTTAAGTTCCAGCAAGAAGAAATCATATTTCAGAAAGGTTTGTAATATGCCAGCAGCTATACCAATCGCCACGCTCATTGTCAGCGCAGTAGGCGTCGGCGCCTCGATTTATCAGGGCAACAAACAAGACGCGGCAAACCGCAATTCAGCCAACCAAGCAAAAGAAAATGCCAAGAAAGCCCAAGCTCAGGCCGATATTGACACCAACCGCGCCAATCAAAAACAAACTGACGCGCAGTCTGTTTTGAGTAAGCAACAGCAAGATGCAGCAGGCACAGGCTCAACCATGCTCACAGGAGTGGGCGGCATTGACCCGAACAGCTTGAAACTTGGTAAGCAAACTTTACTGGGTGCTTAAAAATGGAAGACCAACGCAGAAATATTTACCGCCGATGGGAATCTTTAAAGACAGAGCGTTCGTCTTGGATGAACCATTGGCGGGAAATATCAGAAAACATCTTACCGAGAAATGGGCGATTCCTTGATGGCGATTCCAATAGCGGCGGGAAGAAACACAACAAGATTTACGACAATACCCCAATCCGCGCACTGGATATTTTATCCGCCGGGATGATGGGCGGCCTTACGTCGCCGTCCCGTCCGTGGTTCAAACTAGCCATGCACGACGACGAGATGAATCAATATCACGAAGTCAAAGAGTGGCTGGCTAAAGTTGAAAACATGATGCTGTCTGTGTTCCAGCGTAGCAATATTTACGGCTCGCTTCATTCCATGTATCAGGAATTGGCGGCATTTGGAACGGCGGCCTGCATTATCTTACCCGACTACCAAGACGTGATCCGATGCTACCCGCTAACAATCGGAGAATATGCGGTTGCAACTAACTGGCGCGGTGAAGTTGATACGATTTACCGAGAGTTTGAAAAAAGCGTTGTCGAAACGGTTGAAGAATTTGGCATTGAGAACGTCAGCGAATCGACGCGAAATATGTATGAAAGCAAGAAGTACGACCAAAAAGTCAAAATCATTCACGCCATCGAACCGCGCCGAGAACGAGACCCAAGTCGGAAGGATTCGAAAAATATGCCGTATAAGTCGGTATATCTTGAAGTTGGCGCAGAGGACGGGAAGGTTCTTCGTGAATCCGGCTTCCTAAAATTCCCCGCAGTCTGCCCGCGATGGGATATCAGCGACAACAACGTTTATGGCAACAGTCCGGCCATGACCGCATTGGGCGATGTCAAGCAGTTGCAATTCAATCAGCGTATGAAATTGCGCGGGATTGATTATGCAGTCAACCCGCCAATCATTGCGCCGACGAGTATGAAAGGGCAGTCGGCTGGTTTCTTGCCGGGCGGAATCCTTTACCACAACGGCGATGAACAGGGCGAATCCATACGGTCGGCATTTAATGTCAACTTGGATTTAAACCCGCTGCTTGCCGATATCAACGACGTTCGGCAACGGATTCAATCGGCTTTCTATGCCGACCTGTTTTTGATGGTATCCCAGCAATCTCAAAATATGACTGCCACAGAGGTTGCAGAGCGGCACGAAGAAAAAATGCTGATGTTAGGTCCAGTGCTGGAGCGCCTACAAAACGAACTTATCGATCCACTTATTGAAATCACTTTTGACGCAATGGTTAATGCCGGCATTTTACCGCCGCCACCTGACGCAATAGCCGACCAAGATATAAACGTTGTTCTCGTTTCTATTTTGGCGCAGGCGCAACGAGCAATCGGCGTGAATAGCATAGACCGCTTTGTCGGCGCGATTGCTTCCGTGGCGCAAATTAAGCCCGATGTTTTAGACAATCTGAATGGCGACAAGTGGGCTGAGATATACGCAGATTCGCTTGGTATTGACCCGCGCATACTGACAAATCCTGATGATGTGGTTGCGATTCGTGAACAGCGTGCGCAGCAGCAGGCAGAAGCCAGTCAGTTACAACAGGCGGAACAGGGGGCAAACATCGCGCAAGCATTAGCGCAGGCGCAAGGATTATCAGAATAAGCCCTGCATATAATCGGGAGTGGAATATATAAAATGAATCACGTTGATTTTGATGAACTGGAAGCCAAGAAAAAAAATGACGAGTTGCTACTCAGGCAACAAAGTGAAGATTTTGAATGGCTGATGTCAGAGAAGCGCGGGCGACGTATTATCCGAAACCTACTTGAAGAAGCTGGCGTATGGCGTTCTACATTTAGCGAGACGCCGACCATAGCGGCATTTAAAGAGGGGCGGAGGAATATGGGGTTGAGACTACTCAATCTTATCGAGCAGACACCGCATTTTCATTTAATTTTAAGCAAGGAAAGTGACAATGAGCGTTGAAAATAACCCAGGCGAAGTGAACGAAGTGCCGGGCGCAGACAATGGCGCGGAGCCACAAAACCAGCCTGAAGAAACTTTACTGGGCGCCGCAGGCAATCAAGGCGACACCCCGCCGCCCGAAAACAACGAGGGCAATCAGAGTAAACAAGAAGCAACACCAGAATCCGAAGTTCCCGAAAAGTACGACTTCAAAGCCCCCGAAGGCATGGAGTATGACCAAGAAACAATCGACATTTACGCCGAAGCCGCCAAAGAGGCGGGATTGTCTCAAGAAAAGGCTGACATCATCTTGGGCAAAATTGCCCCGCATTTGGCGCAACAACAAATCAAAGCCGTTGAAAAAGCAAGCGCAGAATGGGAGGCAGCTTCACGCGCAGACGCTGAATTTGGCGGCGACAAACTGAACGAAAACATGGCGGTTGCTGCAAAGGCAATGGAAAAGTTCGCTACACCTGAACTGAAAACATTGCTGAACGAAAGCCGACTAGGGAACAACCCCGAAGTTATCCGCCTGTTCTACCGTGTCGGCAAAGCCATCTCCGAAGATGGTTTCGTATCGGCAACAGGTGCGCCGCAAACCAGCGACGCTCGCTCACTTTTTCCAAACACCAAAAATCTTAATCCATAAGAAAGGAAGTTAAAACATGCCAACCTTAAACTCACGCCATCCTACACTCGCAGACGTTACCGCCCGCTTGGGTCAAGACGGCAAAATCATCCACAACATCGTTGAGATTCTCTCTGAGAAGCATGATGAACTGGAAGATATGGTCGTCGTAGAAGCTAACGGCGTTACCGAACATACTACCACCGTTCGCGGCGGCTTGCCCGATACCGCATGGCGTCGCCTGTACAAAGGTATTCCGAACAGCAAATCAACTGTCGTTTCTGTAAAAGATTCGATGGGCGAACTGGGCGCGCGCGCTTTGGTCGATGAAAAATTGCTCAATCTGAATAACAACTCCGCCCAGTGGCTGATGTCCGAAGAAGCCCCATTCATCGAATCAATGGGTCAGAAAATGGCTGATACATTGTGGTATGAAGACGGCAACATCAATCCTGAACGTTTCATGGGTTTTGCGCCGCGCTTCTCAAACAAGTCTGCCGAAAATGGTCGAAACATCATCGACGCTGGTGGCGAGGGCGCAGACAACGCCTCCATTTGGCTGGTTGTATGGGGTGTTGATACCGTCCATTGCATTTACCCTAAAGGCTCAAAAGCAGGCTTGCAAAAGAAAGACATGGGTATCGTTACCGTCAATGACGACGAAGGCAACCGCTACGAAGCCCACGAAAGCAAATACGTTTGGGAAAACGGCTTGTGCGTCCGCGACTGGCGTTACGTTGTCCGCATTGCGAACATCGACGTGAAGAAACTGGATAAGACACTGAAAACCGGTCCTAACCTGCCTGAATTGATGGTTGATGCTTTGGAACTTGTTCCGAATCTGAAAGGTCGTCCGGCGTTCTACATGAACCGCGATTTGCGCCGTGTGTTGCGCGCTCAAATTGCGGCAAGCGCAAACCACACCATTACCCAGCGCGAAGTTGGCGGAAAGTTGGTAACTCATTTCGGCGACGGCGAGGGCGTGCCGGTTCGCGTTACCGATTCACTGTTGTCAACCGAAGCCCGCGTGAAATAAGGAGCGACAAATGATTATTGATTCTTTACTGGAACTGTCCATCAAACAAGCCGTAACCACGTCTGCCGCCTCGACCAACGTTGTTGATTTTGGTTTGAAAAATCCGAATCTTGGCAATGGGCCATCTCCGTTGTACGCCGTATTTACTGTCAACGAAGCATTTACAGGCGGTTCGATGATTATCGCCCTGCAAGATTCTGAAAACAACACGACCTTCACGAACCTCATTACCAGCGTATCCATGGCGGCAACCGACCTGAAAGCGGGCGCGCAATACGTCATGCCTTTACCGGCAAAACACCGCCGATATATCCGTGCCTATTACGTCGTCACAGGTTCAATGACAGCAGGCAAAATCAATGCGGCAATCGTCAGCGGCTTGCAAAACAACGAGCCGATGCCCGAATCTCGTAAAGTATGGAGTGGCAAAAAATAATGAAAGTAGTAGCTATCAAACGCGGTTTCTACGGTCAAATCCGTGAAGAAGGCGATGCCTTCGAAGTGGAAGACGGTCTGACTGCATCATGGTTTGAATCTGTTAACCAAGAAAACCAGCAAGAACAGACCAAAGAGCCGGTAGGCGGTAAATACGACAATCTGACAAAAGAGGAGCTTAAGGCACTCTTAGACGAGCGTGGTATTAGCTATCATGGCAACGCAGGCGAAGCCGCCCTGAAAGCCTTGTTGGAAGCAAGCGACGAAGCATAAAGAAACACAGCAAGGGCGGGAAACCGCCCTTTTTTAATGGATGAAAAAATGTCTTCAGTAATCGATATTTGCAATTTGGCATTAAGCCATATCGGGCAAGCGGCAGACGTATCAAGCATAGACCCGCCTGAAAACTCAATCAAAGCGGAGTATTGCGCCCGATTCTATCCGATGGCTCGCGACACATTGTTAGAGGCCTACGCATGGGATTTTGCATTAAGGCGTGAGCCGCTCGCCACTTTGAAACATGATTCAAAACAATGGCGGTTCTGTTATGCCGTACCAACGGAATGCCTGCAAATTATAAGCATATTTCCTGAATCGGCGGTCAATGATATTGACTGCCTGTCGGTCAATCATGCCCGTGAAACAACCGCGGACGGTCATAGAATTATTTGGGCAAACACTGAAAATGCGATTATTCGCTACACGCAGCGCGTTCAAAATTCACATTTATTCACGCCCGTTTTCACTGTTGCGCTGTCTTGGAAACTGGCGGCAATGTTGGCAGGCGCAATCATTAAAAGCGATACCGGCGCGCAGTATGCGGCAATGTGCGAATCACAAGTGCAAAGCCTGATTGCACAGGCGAAAAATCACGACGCGCGGCAATTCTCACAGCAAATCCAATTTACACCGGCAGCAATATTAGCGAGGCAGTAATGGCAAATACACGTCTTCTACAACAGTCATTTATCGGCGGCGAAGTTTCGCCAAATATGTTTGGGCGTATCGAAGACCCGTATTATCGGAACGGGCTTTCAGAGTGTCGAAACTTTGTTGTCAGACCTGATGGATCAGCAGAGAATCGGGCGGGCTTTGAGTTTGTGAACGTTGCTCGAAACGATAATACCAAAGCGCGCCTGATTCCTTTTCAGTTTTCAAACGACCAATCCTTTGCAATCGAAATGGGCGTGGGATACTTCCGCTTCCACACCAACGGAGCGACGTTATTGAGTGACGATGGGCAGCCCTATGAAATATCAAGCCCATACAATGAAAATGAGATTTTCGACGTGCATTACGTCCAGTCAGGCGACGTGATGACGCTTGTTCATTGTAACCATCTCCCATGCGAACTGCGTCGTCTATCCGCGAAGCAATGGGAATTTAAACCTATTACTTTTGGCGCGGTGATTGAATCGCCCAAAGGAGTAACGGGTCAAGCACATAAAGGCGGAGATGCTGGAAACCCGAACAAAGTCTATTACGACACCCAGTATTGCGTAACGGCAATCAGTAATGATGGCCTAAATTCAGAGTCCGAAACATCTGAAATCGTCACCATCAACAATAACATTTTCGTCACAGGGAATCATAATCGCATTGAGTGGAGACCGGTTGCCGGCGCAGGGCGTTACAAAATCTACAAACGCACAAGCGGCATTTTTGGTTATATCGGGCAAACAAACGAACTGTACTTTATTGATGACAATATTGCTGCGGATACATCAAGCACACCGCCGATTTACGACAACATCTTTTTGCAAGGCGGGATAGATTCGTTTGTTGGTGTGAAACCGATCGCAATCCCAAATTACGGAAAAATTGTTGCCCCGATACTCGAGAGCGAAGGCAGTTATCCAAAATTGCTTTCAACTGCTGGTAACTATGAAGTATTTACCGGGACTCCGTTTGATACCCGCATCAACAGAATAGAAGGAACTTACACTTATAAAATTGAACTTGAAGACGAAACAGGAATCGGAGCCGTCTTGTCGTTAGCGTTTTTTGATTATAAATTAAAGAGTGTGAAAGCTCTAAGACCGGGAAGTGGCTACATCAATCCCAGACTGAAGATTTACAGGAAAAGGACAGGCACCGCTGACGAGTGGGAGGAATACACAAGGAATATTTCCCATGCCGCAATTAAATGGAATCTGTCTCAAAGCTTCTCAATCCTGGTCGGAGATGAGGAGGGGGGAGGAGCAGGCGCAACAGCGAATCCGATTATCAGAGATGGGCAAATGGTGGATGTATTAATAACATCTCGCGGTTATGGTTACAAAAAACCAAACATGATTCTGAAAGGCGAAATCTTCTCACAGAACATTGAATTTGAGCGAGCCGTTATAACCCAGTCTTCTTTCCCGTCTGCCGTTTCATATTTCCAACAGCGGCGTGTATTTGCTGGCACTAAAGAAAAGCCGCTGCAAGTTTGGATGACGAAGACCGGGACGGAAAGCAACCTAAGCTATTCCTTGCCGATTAAGGATGACGACCGAATCTCTTTCAAACTGGCTTCGCGCGAGGCGAGCATGATTCAACACATCGTCCCACTCAATAAGATGATTCTCATGACGGGAAGTGCAGAATGGAACGTAAACACCCTGAACACTGACTATCTGACACCATCGTCAATTTCAGTATCGCCGCAGTCCTACATCGGGTCGTCTATGGTTCAGCCAGTTATCGCTAATAATTCGCTGATTTATGCGGCCGCTAGAGGCGGGCATATCCGTGAACTTGCCTACAACTGGCAGGCAAACGGCTACATCACAGGGGATATTTCCATACGTTCAAGCCACTTATTCGACAACAAAAAAATCGTCGATATGTGCCTTCAAAAATCGCCATTCCCGATTGTGTGGTGTGTGTCGTCTGACGGCACCCTTTTGGGGCTGACATACTTACCCGAACAGAGTATCGGGGCATGGCACAAGCACGACACGGACGGTCATTTTGAAAGTGTAACGTCAGTAACTGAGGGAGAAGATGATGTTCTTTACGCCATCGTTCGACGCAATGTAAATGGCAGAGATTTACGGTATGTTGAACGGATGAAACAGAGAAGGTTCACTTCCACGAAAGACTATTACTTCATGGACGGCGGTTTGACTTATCGCGGGAATCCCGTAAGCACGGTCAGCAATCTTGGAATATTGGAAGGCAAGACGGTTTGTGTATTAGCTGACGGAAACGTCATGCCTAAAACTGTAGTATCAAACGGTACGATTCATTTACCCGACGGAATCACAGCTTCCGTTATAAGCGTTGGATTGCCGATAGAAGCGTCCATTACCACACTTCCGCTTGCCTTTCAGATTGATGCGGCGATGGGACAGGGGCGCACAAAGAATCTGAATAAGGTTTGGTTGCGTGTTTATGAATCTGTCGCGGTTCTTGCGGGTATTTACGGCGGCAAGATGTATGAATACAAGCAACGGACGACAGAAGTATTCAGCCACCCAACCCGCCCGAAGACCGGCATAATTGAAATCAACGTTGGCGGGCAATGGGACGATGACGGGTTAATGCAAGTCAAACAGGAAAACCCATTGCCGATAACCGTTTTGTCGGTGGCCGCTGAATTTTCCGTAGGTTGAAGCCTGCATATAAAGCAAAGAACTCATGGTTAAATTCCTAAATTCAGGAGGTTTAATCATGAGTTCTTCTTCTATCGATTGGAATAAATTTGGCGATTATGCCGGCCTCGCTACACAGGGAATCGGCGTAATCGGTCAAGTTGCGGGCGCGTTTTATTCCGCCCGTTCTATCCGCAGAAATGCGGAACTACAAGCATTCATGGCTGAAATGAATGCCAAAAACAGCGAACGACAAGCGCAAAACGTTTTCTTGCAACGAGATAAACAGATAGCCGCACTTGGAATCAAATCAGGTCGTCTGAAAAGTTCCCAACGTGTAGCACTGGCTGCGAACGGCGTGGACTTATCCAGCGAAAACGCCGTAGAACTTTTAGCTGATACAGAGTTTATGAAAGAAGTCGATAAAGACCAAATCGAACAAAACGCCGTTGCTGAGGCGTGGGGCTATCGATTGCAAGGCGTTCAGCACCAAAACCAAGCATTATTTGCACGGGCACAAAAAGCCGGTGTCTCGCCGCTGCTTGCTACGCATAACACCCTACTCACAGGAGCCAGTCAGGTTGCGCAAAACTGGTACAACCTAAAGAAACAAGGCGCATTCCAAAGCAAACCAAAATCCGACGATCCGATTTATGGACTGTATGCAATGAATAACGGGTGGAAATAATGAAAGTACCAGTATCAAACGAATTTAGTGTAGGCGTAGCCAATGCGCCATCCGCGCACTTTACCGCACCATCTCTTCCTGATGTTGGCGTTGAAGTAACGCGAGCAGGCAATCAGGCATTTTTAGCAGGGCAAGAGGCTGTAAACGCCCAGATGAAAATGCTTGCGGAAATGAACGAGCTTGCGACCGATAACGCTTTGGCGCAAGTAAAGGCATTCGAGCAGGATTTGCGCGTCAATCCCAATAACGGCTACGAAAATTTACGCGGCGAGAATGCACTGAATCGCCCGAACGGTCAATCATTGGTCGATGAATACGACGGCTACCTAATGGAACACGCCAATGCGATTAAAGACACGTTGAAAAACGACGTTCAAAAAGCATTGTTTACCCAACGTCTTGACGGCATCCGCCAAACCCTGCGCAACAAAACCGGCGAGCATTTACTGACAGAGGGTCGAAAATGGAAAGACACCTCGCTCAACACGCAAATCGAATTAGCCGCCAATTCGTTTTCACTCTCTACGACGGACGAAGAACGAGACGCGGCCATCGACCGCGCTATTTCAGCGGCGAAAGGGCTTCAGGATTTATACGGTTGGGATAGCGAAACCATGCAAAAGAAAGTCATGGACGCTTCAGACAAGGCAATAAGGCAAGTCATCGACGACCAAATCGACAAGGGCAATTACGCCGAAGCCCGCCGCCTTGCCATCCAATACGGCGCATTTGCACATGGCGAAACCGTAGTAAAGGCGCGCCAAAAAATCGAGCAGGCATACCAAGACCAAGTCATCGAAGATGCGACCGCCAATTTCAAGCCGGGCGACGTGATTCAAATCCCTGTTAATGCCGATTCATCGAAAGCAGAGACAGGCAATCCGGTACATGACGCCGTAAGCCGCATCATCGGTTACGAATCAAAAAACAATCCAATCGCCAAAAACAAAAAAAGCACGGCCGAAGGGCTTGGACAGTTCATTGATTCGACGTGGTTCTATATGGTACGGAAATACCGACCCGACATCGCCAACGGCAAAACGAATGCGCAGCTTAAAGCACTGAAACGAGACCCTGCCCTTTCCCGCGAGATGACAACCCGTTACGTTGAAGAGAATGCCGCCCTACTCAAAAAACACGGCTTCCCGGTCAATGTGCGCAACCTGTACGTTATGCACTTTTTGGGCAGCGGTGAAGGCCCTAAGCTGTTACGAGCCGACCCGAATCAACCTGTATCGTCTTTCATTTCGGCGCAATCCATCGCCGCAAATCAAAAGGTTTTATCAGGCAAGACCGCGCAGCAGGTTTTGGACTGGGCGGCGCGGGCAATGAAAGTGGGTAAAGGCAGCGGAGGCGGCACAAGCTACGTCAGCATCCCAACGGGCGACCCCGTAGCGATGGAAAAGGCAATCCGCCAACTTCCGAAGAATCAGCAGGCGAGCGTCAGAGAGAACATCAACCGTCAAATATCGGCTTATAAAGAAGTCGAGGAGCAACGAAAAAACCAACGTGACAACGCCATTGCGGGGATTATCGAAACCAACGGCGGGAATGTTCAATCCGTTCCGCGTAGTGCGTGGGCATCTCTCACGCCTGAAGAACGACGGAAATTCACAGACTTTGGGCAGTCCATCAAGAAAAACAACGAGCAAGAATTACAGGATAAATACGCTGACGACTATCTGTTAATGCAGAACCCTGACGTACTAAGCAAAATGAGCGAAGACAGCATCATCGCTTTACGCCCCAAATTAGGCAGGTCGTGGACGCAATCGCTGCTAGAAAAGAAACAAAGTATCGAGAAAAAGGGCATTCAACACGCCAAATTGTCAAAGTACCGGTTCGACGAAGTATTGCGGCGCGAATTTAACCTCGACCCTGATAAAAAAATTCAGGGGGCGGAAATGAAACTACGCATTGCAACCATCCAATACAACAGCGACCGCGCCATTGCAGCGGAAGAAAAACGGATTGGTAGGAAACTGAGCGAAGATGAGATGGTGGCAATTATTCGCAAACTTGCTGCCGCCACCGTTGTAACAGAGCGCGGCTGGTTTAGTGACACCAAGAAATCGCTCTTAGAAATCCACCCTGATGATGAAAACATTTCCGTGAGATATTAATTATGGCAGATACAAACGACATTCAAAAACGACGCGCCGCGCTACTTGCCAGCTTTGGCGTGAACCCTGACGAAGTAGCCGAAATCAACCGTAAGGCGGCAAGCCTGAAAGTACCTGTCGGCGTGGTAAAGGAAATGCCGCAGACCGCAAATTCACGCCTGAAGCTTGACCAAATCGAAGCTCAAGTCGGTGGGCTTTCCATTCTTCCTAAGCGTTTGTCAGACACTGAATTTTCAGACATCGCCCATGACGACATAGGCGAACTTTCGGAAATCGAACGCAAGGCAGGCGTATTACGCGCCGCGCCCGAAGATGGATTTTTCACAGATATCGGCAAGTCCTTGAAGCGAGGCTGGCTGACCACTGAAAAGAACTTCAACGGTATGTTCATGCGCTCAGACGCATTTGGACTTAACCGCCAACGTGAAGCGGCGGCAAAAGCAAACGGCGTGTATTACAACCGTGAACTGGACATTGCCCATTCCCAAGCGAAATTACAGCGAGACATCGACCGTTACGCACCTGACGCAACACTTCAAAAACAACAACGCGGACTTGCAGAACAGAAGACATTGGCGGGCGCCGCCGGTTATCTCGTCAAAAACCCTACCCTGTTACTCAATACGTCGGCGGAATCGCTGGGGCAAAACGCTTTAGGTTTGGCTGCTGGTGCGGCGACGGGCGGTTGGGCGGCAGTCGGCACGGTCGGATTGTCGTCAGGAGCGCAAGAATACGCCGCGACGATGGAAGAAATGTTGAATGAACACGCGCACGAATTGGGCGGCATGACACCAACCGAACGCTACGCATACGCCCTGTCCCGTGAAGACTGGATGACAGAAGCGAAGAAAAAGGCGTGGAAGCGCGGTATATCTATCGGCTTATTCGATGCTGCAACCGCAGGCTTGGCAGGTCGTCTGCTTGGCGGCGCGACAGGCAAACTCAGCGCAGCAGCGCGAACCGCAGGGGAAGCAGGCATTCAGGCAGGCGGCGGAGCGGCGGGCGAAGCGACAGCACAAGCACTGACTGGGGAATACAAGCCGGGCGACATCATCATGGAAGCGTTCGCCGAACTTCCGACCGGCGCATTTGAGGCACGGAGCAATTACAAAGAGGCGCGCGCAAAAGTAGAAGAGAGAGCCGCACAAGCACAGGCGGCAGAGCAGGCACGCGCGCGCCTAAAAGAACAGGCGCAGGCAGTTACCAATTCCCGCCTCACAAAACGCGACCCTGACAAACAGGCGGCATTCGTCAACGACGTTTACGGCGAAGACCAAAAAATCTACTTTGACGGCGGCGCATTAATGCAGTCCGGACGCGCGGCCGCCGTTGCCCAAGCCATGCCCGATATGGCGGCAAAAATCCAAGAGGCGGCGGAAACTGGCGGCATGGTGGAAATGACGCGCGGGGATTTTCATGCCCGCTTGACGCAGGAAGACCAAAACGTACTTGCTGAAATCGCAATGGAAACGCCTGATTCCATGACCGCCGCTGAAGCCGAAGAAATCCGCAAATCAGGATTTGACGCCATGATGGATGAAGCCTATCAGGCTGATTTGGCACGCCATCGAGAAGAGCAGGCGCAGGCGGAACAAGACCGACGCGTAGCGGAATTTAAAGCGTTCAAAGAAGAAACAAAAGCACAACTTGCCGCGACAGGAATCATGGACAGAGCGCAGGCTGAAGCCAATGCGACGCTGTACGCCCGCGCCGTTGAAGCCCTTGCAGGTCGTCTGAATATGGGAATCCGTGATTTTGACGCAGCATACGGCGGCTTAAACGTGGTCGGAGAAAGCCTAATTGACGACGGCGTATTAAATCAATCGGCATCGGCAATGAAAAGCACTGAAGCTAATCTGCAACGCGGGCGAGACGCAATGAATAAAGCCCTTATTGAGAAAGCAGACCAAAAACGCGCAATGTATCGAAGTGATACAGGCTGGATTGATTTTGTTTGGGGCAGCGAGGGAGTTTTAAAAGCTAACGGCAAAACAAAAGGAGCGATGGGTTTAGCGCATATTATTGAAAGCCGTATGCGTAAAGATGAAATGAGTTATCAAGATGTAGCAGAAATGCTGACCATGCAGATAACTGACACAATCGCCAAAGGCGGCAGCAGCAGGATTTACAGCAATGGGAAATCTGAAAGTATGTTCATAGAACATAACGGATACCGCGCAACCCTTGTAAGAAACAAAGGTTCTAACGGCTGGCTGATGAATGCTTTTGAATTACATCAAGGCGGCGATACCGGGAAGAGTAACGATTCCAAAGTATCTACGCACGACCAAACTACACGTCATCGTTCGGAAGTGGGAGCGCCTGATGTATTAAACAATTCTACCCCCAACGCAGACACCAATCAAGACATTCTGTATCAAGGCGGCGCAGACCGTGGAATGTTCAGCCGTGAGCATAACCTGATTGCCCTGTTGAAAAACGCCGACGCTTCTACATTCGTTCACGAACTGGGGCATTTCTTCCTTGAAACAAATACCCGTATCGCCCGTGACCTGACCGCCAAGCCTGCCGAAAACCTGACCGAACAGGAACGGCAATTCCTGTCCGACGTTCAGACGACCTTAGATTGGTTCGGCGTGAAAGACCTTGCCGCATGGGACGCAATGAGCCTTAACGAGCAACGCGAGAATCACGAGAAATGGGCGCGCGGTTTTGAAGCCTACCTGTACGAAGGCAAAGCACCAAGCGAAGAATTGCGCGGAGTGTTCCGCCGTTTCCGTTCATGGCTGAAACAGGTATATCAATCCCTAAAAAACCTGAACGTAGAATTGACCGATGAAGTCCGCAGTGTGTTTGACCGAATGTTCGCCAGCGACGAGCAGATTCAGCAAGCCCAATACATCAACGGCATGACCCCGATGTTTGAAGATGCGGCACAGGCGGGCATGGACGACACGGATTATGCGCAATACCGGCACAACGCCGAACGCGCAACAGCAGAAGCGCAAGACGACCTGACCGCCCGCGCGTTACGCGACATGGCATTTATCCGCAATCTTCGTGCGCGAAAAATCCGCGAGATGCGCAAACAGTACAAAGCAGACTTCCACCGCGCGGAAATGGCGGCGCGCAGCAGCATCATGAGCCAGCCTGTATATCGGGTATGGCAGCTTCTGACTGCCATGACCGAAGAAAACCGCATCGGAGACGGCAAACCGAAGTTCAACAAGCAGGTGGACGCGACGCATGACAGCCTGTTTGAAGCCATTGCCAAGCTTGGCGGCGTGAACAAAGACGAGATGATTAGCCAGTTCGGATTAGACCCGAAAGACAAAATCCCCGCCGTCCATATCGGATACCCCGTTTTGCGCAAAACAAACGGTCGTAGCATCGACAGCATGATTGAGGCTTTGACTGAGGAGGGATACTTGCCCGTTGATGATACAGGTAAGGCAGACCCGCGCGACTTTAAAGAACGCTTCTTCTATGAAATGCGTGGTACCAAGCGTTACAGTTCCGCCTATGTTCCGCACGAGCAAAAGGCGGGCGACCATGTAGCCAATCCATACGCCCTGACCGCCGTCCGCTTCGACCATGACAGCCTTGTCGCAATGGGCGTGGACGGGCAGACGCTTGAACGCCTGATTGATTTTGACATGACGCGCAAAAACGGCGGAATGCACCCCGATCTTGTATCAGACCTGATTTTGAATGAGGACGGCGAGCCGGTATTCTCAGGCGGTGAAGATTTGATCCGCGCCCTGACCGAAGCCCGGCCGCCGCAGGAAGCTATCGAAGAAACCGCATATCTGAACGTCCTCGCAGAAAAAGGCGAAGTTCCCACGCAGGCAGACTTTGAAGAAGCCGCCGACCTTGCCGCGCACAGCGAAATCCGTCAGCGCATCATCGCCGCCGAGTTTAAAGCACTATCCAAAGCAACAGGGGCGGCAAACCTGATCCGAAAAGCAGCATCCGTTTACGCGCAAGAAAAAGTCGAGCAAATCAAAGTCCGAGATTTGCGCCCGTTGGTCTATACCCGCGCGGAAGCCAAAGCCGCCAAAGCAAGTATGGAAGCATTCCGTAAAGGCGATATTCCGACCGCCGCCACGCAGAAACGCAATCAACTGCTGCAAAATTCAATGGCGCGTGAAGTCTTGAAAGCCCGTGAAGAAATGGAATCGGCGCGCAAATACTTGAGCAAATTTAACCGCGTCGTCAAATCCATTGATATTGAGTACCGCGAACAAATCGAAGCGTTATTGGAATCGGTGGAATTGAGCAACGCACCAAGCCTGAAAGACTTGGACAAACGCACTTCCCTGCTCCAGTTCGTCAAAAAGATGGAAGAGCAAGGACGCGCCCACAACATCGACGCTGAGTATATCGCCGAGATTCAGGCGAAGCGCAATTATCGGGAAATGACCGTAGAAGAAATGCGCGTATTGGTAGATACCGTGAAAGGCATCGAGCACTTAGGCCGCCTGAAAAATAAAATGCTGACCGCCCGCGATAAGCGCACCTATCAGGAAATCCGCGACAACATTGTCGAATCAATCCGCGACAACGCACGCGACCACGACAAGCGCACATCGACAGCGGCGAACAACATCGAACGTGTAGAAGACGGCTTCAGCGGTTTCATGTGGGGGCATATCAAAATTTCATCCATCGCCCGAATATTGGACGGCGGCAAAGATGCCGGCGCGTTTTGGAATTACTTCATCCGCCCAATCAACGAAGCAGCCGACCGGGAAGCGACCATGACGGCGGAGACGGCGCAGAAGCTTGAAGAAATTCTGAAGCCGCTAAACGACAACCTGACGCACCGCGAATATTGGCGCAATGCCGAATATCAAATCGGCGGGCAGAAATTCACACGGCGCCAACTGTTCGCAATCGCCTTAAACTTGGGCAATGAAGGCAACATCCAACGGCTATTGAGCGGCGGGCATGGCAGCGTCCGCAACTGGAATATGACCGAAGTGATGGACGCGATGCAGAACCTGACCAGCAAAGAATGGCAGGCAGTTCAAAAAGTGTGGGATTTGTTCGAAAGTTTCCGCCCGCAAATTGCCGAACTGGAAAGAAAAGTGGTCGGCATTGAGCCGCAATGGGTTGAACCTAAGCCACTGACCGTCCGCACCGCAGACGGCGAGCTGCTGACATTGCGCGGCGGGTATTACCCGGCCAAATACGATTCCGCCAGCACGCAGGCAGCCGAGAGCGGCAACGCCCTTACTGACATAGAAGACATCAAGAGCGCGGCGAAGATGGCGGCCAACACGCGGCACAGCTTTACCAAAGACCGTGCGGAAGCAGTGAAGAATCGCCCACTGTTGTTAGATTTGTCCGTTACCTATAACGGCCTAAATGAAATCATCCACGACATAACGCACCGCGAAGCCGTCATTGACGCTGCACGCCTATTGAAATCAAGCAGTATTGACAAGGCGATACGCGAAACACTTGGCGCACAGGCGAAAAGGCAATTAAACAAAGCCCTTGAAGATATTGCCCGCGGCAATACCGCCCCCGTAGAAGGTCTCGATAAATACGCAGGATTGCTGCGCCAAAACGTCAGCATGACCGGGCTTGGCTTTAACGTCGTATCGGCAGCCGTCCAGCTTACGGGCTTCATCCCTGCCGTTGCCCGTCTTGGCGGTAAATATGCATGGACAGGATTGTCGCAATACACGACCCACCCCATCAAAGCAACCAAAGCGGCGATGGAGCAGTCGGAATTTATGCGTAATCGCGGAAACACCCGATTGCGCGAAATCCGAGAAGTGGCGGCAACCATCAACGGCGCGGGCAAAATCCGTAAATTCCTGAATAAGTATTCATACTGGTTGATGCTGAAAGTGCAGCAGGTCGTCGATACCGCCATTTGGCATGGAGCGCTTGCAAAGGCTATGGATAGCGGCAAAGACCTAGACACCGCCATCAAGCTTGCCGACCAAACCGTCTTAGACACTCAGGGCGGCGGGCAAATCAAAGACCTTTCGGCATTTGAGCGCGGGAGCAACACGCAGAAGCTGTTTACCGTGTTTTACGCCTACATGAACACCGCCTTGAATCAGGGATTTGTCGAAGCCAAAACACAAAAAAGCAAAGCCAAATTGGCGGCGAATTTGATGATGATTTACGTCGTGCCGACCGCGCTTACCACCCTAATGAAATCCGCACTGATACCGGGTGATGACGACGAAGACTTGGCGAAGAAACTGGCAAAAGAGCAAATCAGCTTCCTGCTCGGTTTGTTTGTTTTCGGGCGAGAACTGACCCAGCTTGCCAATATCGCAACCGGCGACAGGTTCTACGGCTACGCAGGCCCATCAGGTTTACGACCGATTGACGATGGATTCAAATTCGTACAACAGGCGGTACAGGGCGAATTTGACAGCGCGTTTGTCAGGGCAAGCGTCAATCTATTGGGCGACGCTTTCGGCTTGCCGTCCGCGCAAATCAACAGAACCATCAAAGGAGCAGAAGCCTTGCAAGATGACGAGACCGACAATCCGGCAGCGTTACTGATGGGCCATCAAGGCAATTAATCAGTCCTGCATATAACAGCCTCTTTGAGAAATATCATTAGGTATTTCCAAAAGAGGCTTTTTTTATGGCAATCCATTCTCAAAGCGTCAAGACGGGCTTTTTCATCGGCAACGGTGGAGAGCGAACATACCCCTTTAGCTTCAAGATTTTCAACCCTGCCGACGTTGCCGTCTATACGTCAAACAAAGCAGGAACGGACGAGGTGAAGCTTGCATTTGGCGAAGAGTACACAGTGTCAAAAAACGCCAATCAAGACACCAATCCGGGCGGGTCTATCACACTTATTGACCCACTCCCTGAAGGACGAAGGATGATTATCGTGAGCGGGTGGATTTATACGCAACCTACCACGTTTACAAATCAGGGCGGTTTTTATCCGCAGGTATTAAACGCCAGTCTTGACCGACAACTTATCTTGACACTGCAACTATTAGACCGATTGCGTCGAACATTGCACCAACCCATTACATCTGACAAGAAAATCAACTTAGCCATCCCAAATCCTGAACCGAAATCAGGGCTTTCATGGAGCGCAGACGGCACGCGAATAGTCAACAACGACTACCCGCAGCAGGTGGAACAATTCCAGCAAGATGTGCGCGGGTATGAGAAACAGGTCGGCGCATTTAACGGAACAGTCGAAGAGTTCAATAAGAGCATGGCGATCATGTCCGAACAAATCAAAGCCATCCAAGAAAAGCTGAAAATGACGGGCGGCAATTTTGATAATGCAGCTATCGGTCTCACGGGCAAATTCAAAAACACCGTGCAACTGATGATGAAGCTGGAAGAGGCTGAAAAGAATGCCGCGATGGTGGAATTGGAAGAGGGTATTTACGAACTGCCGTTCCAAATCAAAATCACGAAGCAGAACTTCCCGAACGTCAAAGGCATTAAAGGTGCAGGCCGTGACAAAACCGTCCTGAAATACGGCTGGGGGCAAGAAATCGATTGGGACCCCGAGACCAATAAAACCGATGCCCGTTGGTTCGGCGGTATTTTGATTAACGGCGTAAAAGACAAGGTTTTGAAAGACTTCAAAATCGAATACACCGGCGAATTTTACCGCGAGGGGAACACCTATTTCGGCGCGATCAACAACATCCACATCAACAATTCGAATAACTGTCTTGTCGAGAATGTTGAATCAACAGGCGCAAACCGCATGGGTATTTACCTGACAAGTAACGAGGCGGCATTTACCGATAACGACAAGGTATTCCGTGGCGAATTGAGTGTTGACAACCTGACGCACCACTCCATGAACAACCGTGTCGTCAACTGTTACTGCCACCACAACCGCGTCGCCGGTATTTCCGCGGCGAATCAAATCAACTGCCAAATCAAGAATAACGTCCTCGAACGTAACGGCCACGAGAAAGACGGCGGCACGGGTTACGGCTTCGCTTCTGGCGCAGGTTCGGTCAACGTGAATATGGAAATTTCAGGCAACCGTGCGATTTACAACTACCGCAAGGGCATTGACTCGCACGACGCCTACGATTTTATCGTCAAAGATAACCACATCGAGGGCAACCGCTTATTCGGTATTGCCATTGAAAGCCGCGGTTATCCGCAGCGCAAGATTGAAATCGAGGGTAACACAATCATTCAAGATCCGAAATTCCGCCTCGCTAAAGATGACGACTACCCTGAATATGAAAATGACAGGAACCGCGACTACTACCGGTACACATCAATTCGCATTGAAAACAAATCACAGCCAAATCAAGCTTGGCGAAATCAACCGGCAAAAGTATCAATCACTATCAAAAACAATGAAATCAAAGATATTGAATGGGACGGTCGTGGCGTACACCGCGTGATTGAAATCCGAAACAACGAGCAAGCAACGCACGTCCGATTGAATACCGAAATTTCAGGCAACAAAATCAACGGCAAGAATGTTCATAACATCTTCTTCGGTGCCGGTCCGGGTCATAACGGCTTGGGCGATTTTGTATTTAAAAACAACACGGTCAATCTTGAGCAGGTAGTCGAAACACCGTTCTACATTCAAGAAACGAATCGAAGCGGAGAAATCGGCGGCGTGTTTGAAGTAAGCGGCAATACCCTGAACTTTGGCAAGACTGCCGACCAAGCAGACAACGACATCATGTTCTTCAAGACCGATGTTCGACCGCTGATTAAATTCAACGGCAACACATTACAGTATGCCGGCGTCCGTCGTTATCAATTCGGCTTTGCCTCGCAATCTCAAAACAGTACATCCAAGTTTGAGATTATGAACAACACTTGGACAGGCCCTACAAAAGACAGCTTTACAGGTAAGTTCATCAACCTGACAAACGTTCCCGCCGCAAACGTGAATGTTTACAACAACAAGGCAGGCGATGAAGTCATTACTTTTGAGGGCGCAACCACCAATGCCGAATCAGCAACACCGAAAGCGTTACCGGCAGAATCAGCTACTCCGAAAACATGGGAAGAGATTTACGCGGCAGCCAAGCCAACCGCGACAGTAACCGCACCGGCGGCAACTTATACGCTTAACTGGGACGGCGCAACAACTGAAAGCGTGAGCAGTGCGGACGGTCAATTCAGCATTGCCAAAGTCGAAGGCGAGGAAGGAGCAACACCAAAAGATTATCCCGGCTTAATCGATAAGGATGGCGGCGTTATTCGTGCCCGCCTGAAGATTGCAAGAGCTTCAGCAGGTGCCTACGGCTTGGCAAGTATGCCACTGACAGAGCGAATCACAACACTACTCCTCCCAATCAAGGTCATCAATCTTGGCGGTCGTCGGAAAACTGGGGCGATTGTTGCCGGCGCATTCAAATCAGCAACAAACGCCGCTGTCGATGGCGAAATTGTTTTCGTCGAGGGCAGCACAGAGGACAAATTCCGAATTACTCGACCTATCGGCGTTACTGTTGATGGTAAAGCTTATAAAAACGAAGAGCTGTCTTTCAACAAGACCTACGTTATCAGTATGAACGTCGGCGTCGGCGCAAACCGAATTACCATCGGTTCGGCGTACAACGGCAACGGCATGGCATCCGTTGATATTGGCAAAGACTTGGCATTCTTTGGTCGCAGTCTGAGTGATGCAGAGCTTCAATCTGCCGCCCTTGAAATCGTCAAGAAAGTTAAACCCGAAGTATTGCAATAACCAAGCCGCCGCCTGACCCAGTCGGGCGGCATTTACAGAAAGCACAAAAATGAACAAATTGGAAACGTCCGTACAGGCAGCCTCACAAGTATCAAATTACGCCAGCAACGCAACATACAGCGGGGCAAGCGTCGGAATCGCAGGAGCGCTTGGCGGCATTGATTGGATTGCCATTACAGGCCTAGTCATCGCCGCAGGCGGTTTTATAGTCAATGTTTACTACCGCTACAAGGAAAACCGCCGCGCCGAAGAATTGCACGAAATGCGAAAAGAAAAAATTAAGAAAGGAAACTGTTATGAAGATTAATCACAAAGTCCCCATCGCCATCCTTAGCGCGTCTGTCATCGCTATTTTCGGCATCAAGGCAGAGGAGGGATACCGCGCCAAGCCATACCACGACATCGGCAAGGTTGCGACGGTAGGACATGGCAGCACCGTTTACGAGGACGGCAGCAAGGTCAAAATCTCCGACCCGCCTGTCAGCCGTGAACGAGCCGATAAGATGCTCCGCGCCCACGTCGGAAAAGATGAAGCGAAAATGAAAGCCATGTTGCCCGGCGTTGAGTTATCTCAAGGCGAATATGACGTTTATATCGACTTCTTTTACAACTTCGGCGCACAAAAGTTTTACACGTCATCCATGCGCCGCGAGTTACTCAAGGGCAACCATGTAGCAGCCTGCCGTGCCCTGTTACGTTACCGATTCGCCGCCGGGCGCGATTGTAGCCGACCCAGCAACTGGGGTCCACGCGGTTGCAAAGGCGTATGGACGCGCACCGAAAAACGTTACAACAACTGCATGGCGGCGCAATGACACCTAAAGAGTTTTGCGAGCGCATGATTAAAGAGTGGCAAGCCAAAAGCCGAGAGGCAAGCGAAAACGCAGACCTTGCGGCTTTCGAGCAAGCCGAACAAGAACTGTCAAACTATACGGAGATGTTAAAACGTTATGATACTGATATTACTTAAAAAATACTGGCGGTATCTCGCTGTAATTATCGCCATCATCGGTCTTGTTTTTTGGTGGGACGCAAGCGTTAAGAAAGCCTACCAAAAAGGGCGCGACGATATGACATTGGAAATATCGAACCACCTGAAAGAAGAAGCCATAAAGAAAGCCAAAGAGCAGCGCGCACAGTCCGAGAAGTACCAAGACCAAAAAGCAGAACGCGAAGAAAAAGAAAGGATTAGATATGTTGAAGTGCAAAAAATCGTTGAACGCCCTGTTTATCGCAACGTGTGCATCGATTCTGACGGCGTGTCAGTCATCAACGCCGCCATTGCCGACGGCAATTAAACCTCCCGCCGACTTGGTGCAACCATGTCCAAATCTGCCAAAACTATCAGGCAATACAGGCGCAGACATCTTGCCGTGGTCGTTACAGGTCGTCCACCTATATAACGACTGTAAGGCGCGGCACAAAGCATTATCAGAGGCAGTACAGTAAAATAATCCCGATGTTATTAATTGTTAACATCGGGATTTTCTTTTAAATCAAATCGGGTCATAATCCTTGCGAACCTGCGCCCCGCCATCACGACCGACCAATTCTTTTTTCATGACAGGATACGCAAACGATATAACCAACGCATCGGCACGGTTCGGACTTGGGACGCCGCGCGATTTCATTTCTTTTTTGGATTCGATTTGTATTTTCCCATCAACACGCGGAACAAGTTCGGGTGCTTGCAATTCATCGCGCAACATCGGATCGTCCGGTATAGACCCGCCACTCTTCAGCCAATCACGCGCCGCTTTCCACATTTCCGCGCGCTTGTTGTAGCAGCCCACGTCATTAGACTTACCGGCAAACCACACCAATTTCCAATCACGACCCAATCCCTGCCCGGCTGATTTAATGCCGGTACCAAATCCCGCGTCGATAAATACCGCGTCCGCCTTATACTCATCCTCATACCGTGCGATTTTTTGCGCGGCAATCAGGTCATTATCGTTTTTCGGGAACGTCTCAAGAATTTTAAACACCAAACCTTGCCGCATCGCGATCACAAATTCGTCGTCACCCTCCCATGCCGGATCAACCGTGATGATTTTTGGGGCAAACTCATATTGTGATTTAGGTATATGTTTGCCATACCCCGCCGACACGTCATTTTCGGATATAAATTGACGGGCAGACATGGCGGGGAACATTCCGCGAACGCGGATTTTGAAAAAGTCCGACTCTTCACCGTAGTCTTCCGCCCATTTTTGAATTTGCGCCTTGTTCGTCCCCTCGACCGTGCGGCTGTCGATTTGGTAGGTTATCCAGCGATGCTTATACCGGCGGAAGCATTCGCGGAATCGCCCGATATTTCGCGTCGGGTTTCCAAAAGCAAGCCAAATAATCTCCGTGTCCTCGTCGGTCAGCGCACCTTCGGCGACCTCCCAAACCTTATCCGCAATCGCCGACGCCTCGTCAAACACCAGCATAATGCGCTTACCCTTATTGTGCAGACCGGCGAACGCCTCCGTATTATGCTCCGACCACGGCACAAAGTCAGCACGCCAAGTTTTAGTATTCAGACGGTCTTTTGCCGTGATGCTCATCACCGCATCGTTAAACCAATCCGCCGTTATGCTCAACCGCTGCCATTTACCCACTTCAGGCGCGGTTTTGGTGCGCAACTGCGTCTCCGTGTTACTCGTGATAACGACCTTGCTGTCTTCGCACGTTGATAACGCCCAATTAATCAGCATCCCAATTTCCGCTGATTTGCCGATACCGTGGCCGCTCGCAACCGCAATCATCAACGGCATATGGCGCGTTTCAGGATTGGAGAGATGGTTTTTAACATCCTCCATGATTTTCGCCTGCCACGCGCGCGGGGATTTATAACCCTCCAATTCGCCATTATCCCAATCATAGGCAAACATCGCCCAAGACAATGGGTCATGCTGATACGCGACGGCGGCCTCGATAATTTGGCTGTTCAGGTCTATCATTTCAAACGCGCCTTTGCCCGTGCGATACGCTCCGCCAGCGTCTCATCAACCGACACCTCGACTTTATCCTTAAACATACCCAAATGACGGGCGATACTATCTAACGCGGCTTTGCTGCTCGACAGCTTCAGTTTTGACACCTTCGCCGCGATTTCACCCTCCGTCTCAGTTACATCAAGGCCATCGACCGCCAATACCATTTCGCGCGTCCACTCACTCACGGGACGCAGGCGGCCGGTATCATCAAAAAACGCGCGCTTGTCCACATCGGCGATTGCCGCCCAGCGTTGCAATACCCAGTCTTGTGTAATTTCCGTACGCTCCGAGAGTTTTTCGCGCGCCTCTCGGACAGCTTGGGCAACCTCCGGCTTTTTAAGCAGGCGTGATGCGGTTTCACGCGCCGCCGATTCCGAATAACCCGCCGCCCGTGCCGCCCGCGCCCCGTTCATATCAATCAAATATTCTTCGACGAATCGTTTTTGTTGTTCAGTCAGCATTTAATTTTTTCCACTTTACTTTAATCACATTGCGAATTTCACACCGGCAAATGCGCCCAATCGTTTCGGGCGAACAATCAAAACTACGCGCCAAAATATGATAATTGACACCCTGTTCGTTAAGCCGCCTGATTATCTCAACCTCTTTGTCCGTCAGCTTAGACCGCCCATGCGATTCCCCGCACCGCCTGCCGGTTTCTTCGTTGCACTGTACCAGCATTTAAAACTCCCAAATTATTCCAAATTCCCCAGCCGCCCACGCCTGCAAACGGTTTTGATAGTCTGTCATTTCTGCCGTGTTTGGCGTTGTTGTGCTTATCGGCGTTTTAATCTCCGTGCCATCCGGCATGGCCTTTAACTCAAAGCCTAGAAACATTCCTTTGCAATACTCGTGCCACGTTTCCGCGCTGTATCGCCTGCCGTTGACCCACGCCTCATCTGCCAATTTGCCGTAGATACTCCATAACCGCCTGTTTTGCTCTATGCTCCGTTTTGATTTATACGGCCTGATACAAACTTCAAGCTCTGCGGTTGCCTCTAACCACGCGCCTAGATTGTTGTAGATAGTCGTCATCAGCGGCCGCTTGTTGTCTTTCGTCAGCCTGTACGCTACGCTTTGCATTTAATGGCTCTTCCTTGCTAATTTACTGCCAACTTAAAATCTCCTGAACCTGTTTCAATAATTCCCTTTCCGTGCCGTATAAGCTCTCAAACGTTCGCGGTGCGGCGTGAAAGGCTATTCCTACTCCACCAGTCCGATGATGTGCAGGGCATAGCGGTATCGTCTCAAAATGGCTATTGCGCCGTCCCATGCCTGCACCATTTCGGATATGGTGCACCTCTGCCGGTATGTTGTATCGCCCCTCATTGCGACAGACGATACAACCGATAGAGGCCACGCGCTCAAGGTGCTTTTTTTCCTCTTTTGTTTTGCTCATTCGTAAAACTCCACTAATACCGAACCGCCTTTTACCGGCGGCGCACGGTCAATAATAATTGGGCAAAACTCACTGTCATCACAGCCAATCGCAAGCGCAATGCCATCTAAAGCTGCTTTCATACTTGCGTGCATATTGTCTAAGTCTCGCCTCCTCCTATCTGGCGGGGAAAACAGCAATCTAAGCTTCCTTTGCTGAATCCCCTTTAGCCCGGCTCTTTCTGCAAGCGTGTAAGCCTCATTCTTTGCCGCCTTAAAAACTTTTGCCTTAACGTGAGGATTTAGCCGTTTATTCGGGTTTAAATCCTTGTTAGGGTAAGGAAGCAATACAGACTTACACGGCTTTTCTATCAATACTGACAATGCCCACCCCAATCATCGTCATCGTCTTGGTTGCGTACTTTCTTTGCCATATACTCGACAAATCCGATAACCAACACTACAACCAACACACAAATCAAAAATACCGAGAATTTCATAAATAACTCCACTTCCTGCCGAACTGCTTGTAAATCTTCTGTGCCTCGCCTGTTTTCCAATACTGATTACTCAACAGGGGGAACGCTTCGTTTGAAAGATTGACAGTATCTTCAACGCTCAAACCTTTAGGCATACACGTCAAATCCCATACGCTTGGCTTTGGCGGCTTAGGAACTGGCTTAACGCCGTGTTTCTCTCTGTAAGCCTCCCGTTTACAGGCCTTGCATGTCCAGTAATACACCCAAACACCATCACGGTTTGGATATTTTTGATAAAAACTGTCAATCGGCTTTTCTTGTTTGCAACACTTGCAAACTCTAGATTTAGGCGCAACAGCCACCGTCTTGCATGGCTCATGTTTCACCCGCTCTTTTTGTTTCTCTTTTCGTTTTATCGCCAATCGTTCGCGCTGTTTTCGGTCAATTTCATCTCGATTCTCTCGGATGTACTTTTTTTGATATTCCGCCTTGCAGGATTTGCAAAGAGACAAGTATTTAAACTCCCCTGTTTCCTCATCTCTGCGTCTAGTCATTTCCGGCAACGGTTTCATTTTTCCGCATTTATTGCATTTTTTAGAATCCATCCCACCCCTCCTTTTTCAAATCACGTCCAAATTCATCAATCGGCGGCATATCTACCCAAAGAGTGATTCTGATCAGTGCAGCTATTGCACCAAACCCAATTAAAAACAGTGTCATAATTTGCGGCCTCGCTTGAATTTATTGCGTTTCAGCAGTTCCAATTCCCCTTTCAGCCGTGCAATCTCGCTTCGTAGCGCGGGGTCAGCAGGTTTATTTCGCAAAACGTCCAGTAACTTCACTTTCGTATCGGCAAGTTCTTTGTCTTTACGCTCCAATTCGTCTTGCAGCTCTGAAACCTTGATTCCCAGTGCCGTGCCTTTTGCCATCAAGCCGTTGGAAACTTTGCGCTCTTCGTTCAGACGGCTGATTGTTTCGGACAGATTCGCGCTGACCATTTCCGCCGCCTTTTCCATTTCGGCTTTTTCGGCTTTCATATCTAATTTTTCCTGCTCCAACTTGTAAAGCCGCTTAATGTATTTCGCTAGCGTGTCCTCATAGCCTTCAACCACTTCCATGTAGGCTTGTTTAGGCACACAGCCCAATTTCTCGATTAACCAGTTTTTCATTTTCATTCCCCTTTATCCGATACCGCCGCAAGCAGTTTTCTGACACAGGCAAGTGCCCACGCGAAATTATCTTCACTGTCATGATTGTTGCCGTAGTAGGCAATGAATAAAACGCTACGCAGCGCGTCCGCCGTGTCCCTATCAAACCCGCAGTCATTCAGATCACCGTACATTTCGTCATAGTGTCTGCATTTAAGTTTTTTAAACTTAGGGGAGTCGTCTCGTTGCCGCTCGAGATACCAAACCGCCTTTTCCAAGTCTTCACGCCCGCCTTTTTCTTTGTGCCTCCAAATGTATTTGAAGGCGTTGCCAAGGTTGAAATTCATGTGCATCGTAAATTCGATGCACTCGTAGACGTGTTGACGGTAGTGTTTCGGGTTGATGTTGTCGGCCTGTTGCGCGGCGGATTGTGCCGGGGTGTCGGGGGTGTTTTGCACTGCCATTTCTTATTTCCTTTCGTATTTCCTTCAAATTTGCGTTTTAACGCTTTTTTCCGTGTCGGGTATGTTAGGGTATTCCCAAAGCGTTTTACCCGTCTTCCTGCTCAAATTTGGCGCATTGCGGGGGATATTCTCCAAGAACCGCCGTCCTTCTTGCGATTACCGCCTCCGATGCCGTCTGAAACGCGCCGGTAACACATGGATTTGTCCGTGGGTAGTAGGTCGCTTTTTCCATCTCGTTCCGCGCTTTCGCGCATTTCGCAAACCCTCTCATCGGCGTGTTTGCCTCTGATTGGAAGTTTGCGTGTTTGCAGTAGAAGCAGGTTTCACGCATTTACTGCTCCTTAGCTGTAATACTCATACTCGCAGAATCGTTGATACTGACCCTGCCACACTAGGTCTAAAACGCCACGCTCGCCGTCTCGGTTTTTTGCGATAATCAGTTCAGCCGTTTCTTGCGGTGCGTCTGAATCGTAGTAGCCCTCACGGTATGGCATCAGCACTAAGTTTGCGTTTTGTTCAATGCCGCCGCTTCCTCGTAGGTCTGCAAGGCTTGGTCGTTTGTCTGCCTGCTTCTCTGTCGCCCGATTAAGCTGTGCAACAAGCAGGACGTGAATTTGCAGTTCCATTGCCAAGCGTTTCAGCCGTGCCGTAATATCATCAAGTTCGGCAACCTCGTTCACGCCCTTGCGCGGCATCAGGTGCAGATGGTCAACGACCAACACATCAAGCCCTGATTTGCGCTTCTCTAGTCGGCATCGCGCGGCGATTGCTTCAATTCCGACCATCTCCGTATCAATCACAAACTTCCAGTCTCTGGCCTCGTTCAGGTATTCAGCGAAGCCGTTATGCTCTTCACGCGTCATGCGGTATTTTTTCAACCTGCCGTAATCAATCGAATGTTCCGCCGCTGCTCCTCGCTGTGTTAACTCAATGCCTGACATTTCGTAGCTTTGGAATCGGACGGACAAGCCGTTCTTTGCACAATGCCGGGCAATGTTTTCAGCCAACACGGATTTACCCATGCCCGGTCTTGCGCCGATTACCGTTAGATTTCCGCGTTGCAGGCCGCCTGTAACTTCGTCAAGGCACTTCAAGCCGGTAGAGAAGCCAAGCATTCCGTCCGTTTCAGAAATTCGCTCCCAGTGGTGCAGTGTTGCTCTTATCGCATCTTCGTAGCTCATTTCCTCGCTTCGGCCTGCCGCCGTGCCGCTGATTTTGTCTAACAGGGCAACCGCTTCAGCCTGTCTGTCAGCGATTGAGCGGCCATCGCGCTCTGTCGCCAGTCTTTCGATTTGTTCAGCAGCGAATCGCAATTCACGCTCTGCCGCGCTTTCCGACACCAACTTCGCATATCGGCTAACATTCGCCGCTGACGGCGTGTTTTGTTGCAGGTCAATCAGGTAGGCAAGGCCGCCTGTTTCTTCGCTCAATCCACGCTTGCCAAGTTCGGCATCAAGCGTAATCACATCTACCGGCAGGCCGTCTGAAATCATCGACATGGCAGTCTTGAAAATCAGGCCGTTCTTTTCGCTGAAAAAATTGTTTGGCGTTAAGTCTGTCAGCAAGTTGGCGGAATCGTTGTCAATCAGAATTGCGCCCAATACCGACTGTTCTGCTTCCAAGCTTGCCAAGATTTCAAATTGCTCAGTCATTTTCAAAATTTCCCTAGTGGTCTAAGCTCGGCGGCCTGTTTTTTTGTCATTACCGGCTTACCGTCTGCCGTTCTTGTCTCAAAGCGTTTATGCGATGGGTCTTGTTTTGCTGCTCCCAATTCGCCTTTGGCTTTTAAGCGCATCAGTGATTGAAAAAACTTGTGTTCCCACATCGCCTGCGTTTGCGTATTGCCTCTTGCTGACCAGTAGCCGGTAAACTCAATCAGCGCGTCTTTGATTCGTTTGTCTCCAAGACTTGGAATCTGCGACCGTCTGAGTTTTGCATCAAACGCTGTTTTGTCTTTAGGCTCCCAGTCGTCAGTAATTTGAAAATCTCCAAAGACGTTGCTGTTGGTTGGTTCATCAGTCTCAGACGGCTCAGAAACCTCAACTCCTACATCTCCGTCTTTACTATCTTTCAGTACTTGGTAAATATCAGTATTTACTAGTGTGGTCTCAGCCTGATTAGGGTTAGCCTGATTAGGGTTAGCCTGATTAGGGTTAGCCTGATTAGGCGTATCGAAGATTATGTAATCCGTTGTTCCGTCCCCATTCTTGCGGACTTGAATAAATCCCTTTTCTTTCAGCTCTTTTAGAATGTTGTAAACACCGTTATTCCCTGTTGGCTTTGCGGTATCTTTGGTCACATTGATTAATTCATTCACAACAACCGACCAATCGTCAGGCTTTGACAGTAAGTAGCTCAACATTCCCATAGCCTGCCAACTAAGCTGATTTCTTTGGAAAACTCTGTTGTTGATAACCGTGTAATTGTGTTCACGTTTTGCCCGAATGATTGCCATTTCCTACCCTTTCACAATTTCAGCCCAGACTTGGCAATCGAATAATGCGCTACTGGATTTTTACAGTTGCCGACCTTGAATTTAGGCTTGTTGAAAACAAAGCCCCTGTTTTCCAAGTCAACGATTCGGGCGCATAACTGTGTGATATTCAAATGTTTCGCCGCTTCCAGTGATGTGATGTGTCCGTTTGCGCGGATATACTCAACAATCCTCTTGCATTGCGTTTCCGTTTGGTCTATCATGATTGTTCCTTTTGTTACAGACCTCGTGCCTCAACCCTGCCCCACGTTTCTGCGTGGGGCTTTCCTTTTTTGTCGCCCGTCTGTCCGGGCAGTCAACCGTCTTTCCGATTTGTCATCACTCCGTTACAATCGAGTTTCCACACAACAACCGACGGAGTAAAAAAATGTCGTCCAACTTATCCTTCCTACTCACCAAAGAGCTTATCCGCAGCGGTTCTATCCGCTTAAGCGGCAATACAGCCAAAGGACAAGCTGAAGAATTGGCGGTATTCATCCAAACACTTCATCAAAAACTCGAAGAATCGGGGCTAAATACCGATGACGGCCATTTAATCGCGCTGCTTTCTAAGTAATTCAAAGCCGTCTTTCAATCCCTCCGCGATTCTGTAAACCTCATCGCAGCCTTTGGCGGCGGCTTTCAGCATCGCTTTTTTAATAAGCCGTCTGTCTTTCTTTGACAGGCGGTTTTTATCTTGCTTCTTCATTTTTTTCCTTTCTGTTAAAACTGTATAATTCATTAAAAAATAGTTACTTATAAAAATAAATCAGGGCGAATTTCTTCTCGTTTAATCCCTGTCAATTCTTCTATTTTCTTTGCGTTTACAGCCGTTACCTTTGCACGACCATTCACATAACTACTGATAAGTTGCTTCGACACACCAAGTGAATCAGCCAATTTTTGCTGACTGCCAAGTATCGAAACCGCCTTTTTAACCGCTTCCATAGTCAAACTCCTTTTTACACAAGTATAAAAAAACAATACATAAAAGTCAAATATATTTATTCCCGTGAAGTCCAGTTTTTTTATACAATTTGTAAAGGAGTACGAAATGACTAAAGAACAAATAAACTTATCCGAATGGGTTTTGGCTGCTCGTGAATATGCAGGGCCTGAAATGACCCAAGAAAAATTAGCGGAACATCTTGGAAGAACGAAAGCAAATGTGTCAGCAATGGAAAACGGACGTTCAAAGCCATCGTTTGAGCAAATGATGGAGATACACAGGGTTACAGGATACCCATTGCCATATCAGCAAAGTGCAGGAAGAGACCTGATAAATGGCAACCAAACAAACACCAGTTACACACTGAATCAAAATTCTGTAAGCAAGCCAACAAAAGAAGAGCTTGGTGACGCAGACAAGCACTTTTTAAAATCAATGCCGCTTTTGGACATTGATATAGCTGTTCGCCATCTCTCCAACCCTGATAAGGACAGGACGCAAATTCAGGGTAATGGGGACAGAGCAGCAACATTTATTCCACACTCGGGGAATACCGTTGGCGTCCGCATGGCTGATGACGTGGAGTTTGCAGGGATAAAACGTGGTGACATTCTGATAGTGGAGCCGAATATCCCGCCAAGAGATAAAGACTTGGTGCTTATTTGTATCGACAATACAGGCTACCAGCGCGGCATGGTGGGCAGGTTGTCCATTGCGATTGATGGGACGCATACCTTTATCTACGATGGCGGATCAGGCGTTCCGCTGCCTGATGGTGCGTTTATTGCCGGAGTAGTCGTGGAAGTGAAACGCAGGTTGATACCTACCGATATTTTACTGAGTAGGCTTGACCCTGATTACAAACCTAAAATAAAAAGGGATGGAATAGAATGACGCAAGACCAAATTGCACTGACTGTTTTTATTGCCGCCGGCGGCACCATTGCGTTTTTTATTGGAAAATTCAAAATAGCCGAATGGAAGTCAAATCGAGAGACTAAACAAATGAAACAAGAAACGACTAAAGATGAGTTGGATGTCAACGGCGGCGGCTGCCTGATTATGGCAGTTTTATTGCTGTTTGGAGTATTTCAGCTATTTATAGGACTTGCAGGCATTGAAGATGAATTTGGCTTTGGGTGGATGATCGCCGCCATTGCCGCCCTATCTATAGCGAGACTAACATTTCCTATCTCAATCGGCGTTTTCTATTATGCCGTCAATCAATGGGATTGGGATTGGTACTGGGCGGCGTTATTCGCTTTTCCAATGGTAGCCTTGCAGGTTATCGCATATTCCGCAGACGCAATAACATCGGTAATGAAAATGTTCCGCAACAGATGATTTTAAATCCGATTGCCAATCATAGATTGCTTATTTGATTATAGCCCGACATAGCCCGCCGTTTTAATGGTGGGCTATTTTTACTTGAAGTATTACCTATGCAAACCGCCCTATATGGGCGGTTTTTTTTGCGCCCGTATAAAATTAATTTCATTTAAAAACAATAAAGTATAAAAATTAAACACTTTTAAAGACTAAATATATTTGACTTTAAGTATAAAAAGATTATACTACACACATCGAAGCAGCAAACGGACTGACGAACAGGTGTCAGGTAACAATACCGCTGCAATGTTCTTTAATAAATTGAAAGCGTAGTAACCGCCCTTCAGGTAGGCGACAAGCCGATAGTAAGACATCGCAAGATGGGGGAAATCGAACAAACGGTTACAGGTCAAGGCCGCCGAAAAGATAAGAGCCTAGAGCGCAATTTTTTTAAACACTTGATACACAAGGAAATACAAAATGGAAGTACATAAATTTGAAGTAAAAAGCCCTTCTGATTTTCTGATGATGCTTGCAAATGTTTTGGCAAGCGCAGAAAGCAAACAGCAGGCAGAAGAAGAGCCATTGCCTCCTGTAACAGTTACAGAGGCTAAAGGCATTAACGACTTTGCCATCGGCAAGGAAGTGATTATTCGCACTTATTCCGCAGGCGTTTGGTTCGGCGTGTTGAAACAAAAAGCAGGCAATGAAGTGATTCTGACAAAGGCGCGCCGTATGTACGAATGGTGGGCAAAAGAATCAATCAGCCTGTCAGGCGTTGCACGACACGGCATCAAGCAAGACGACAGCAAGATTTGCGGCGAGCTTGATTCCGTATGGCTTGAAGCGATTGAGATTATCCCGGTAACAGGCAATGCGGCTGAATCAATCCGCACCGCACTGGAGGTGGAGCAGTCATGAGTTATTTAGATAAGCCGATTAAACACGGCTACGGCGACGGCAGTGGCTACGGCGACGGCTACGGCAACGGCAACGGCAACGGCTAAATTTTGATACAGCCCCCTGTAACAGGGGCTTATTTAAGCGGTTTAAGGACTGCTTAAATAAGACAACGTAAAAGTAAACACAAATGAGCAATAAAGAACATATCGATAATTTCATTCGGAATGTTTTCTTCAGCCGGGCGCGATTTATTAAATGCAAGGTTGAGGCAATGGTTAGTCAGTCTCATAAATTGTTTGAGCAAGCGGAAGCCCATAAAGAGAAACAAGACGACGGGTTATTAATCTGGAAGATGAATCATCAAATGATTGAAGCTTTCAAGGATGATGCAAAAGCTATTCTGAAGTGGTGCGAAGACATAGAAAAGTCAGCAGCACGAACTGAAGAAGAAGTTTACAAGAAAGATTAACAAGGTCGGGGCGTAAAGCCCCTACTAAACAACGTGAAAGAAACAAAACAATGGTTACTTTGGCAGCATTACAAAGCCAGTACGACGCAATGCTTCCATGCGAGGCTGACTATGACGACGAACGAGTTGAACAGATTGTCGATGGCTACCTGAAAGAGTGGTCAGCGGCCGACCTGCTGGAAATCTTGAGCGGGAAAATCTTAGAGGGCGTGAACGAAGCCCTTGAACGAGAGGCCATCAAGCAATGCAAGCAGGAAGCCGCAGAAGCTCAGGCGGAATATGAATACAACCTCAGAACATGGGACGAATAGGAGGGAAAAAATGAAATACGCAATCAGAACAGTTTTAGCCGTGTCAGCCATCACGATCGCGGCTTGTAGCTTTCCCGGTAAAGCCGAGAAGCCGGAAGAGCCTGAAACCATCAGTCAAGAAGCACAAATTGAGCAAGAGTATGAAACCATGCCTGACGAAGTAAAGGTCATGGGAGACGCGGAGATTCAGCCATGCACATTTTGACAGGCTGTTATATAGCAATAGCGCAAATGTACGAACAACTGAATGCCGGCGAAAGAATGCACGGCGACGCGGAGGTTAAATAATGTTTGCAGTATTTGGTAAGTCAAAGAAAAAAGAGTTTGAAAATTCGTTCAATAAACTTGGCGTAAAAATTAAAGATGAAGAAAAATCTTTCGCGAAAGATGCAGGCTGCTATCAAATTTCAGGCGACTTTTCGTCCGAAAAGATAGCTATGGATTTTGTGGAGCTTTGCAAGGGGCAGGAAGATTTTATCCGCCCTGTTTATATAGCAATTCTCAAGCCTCGAGTTGATAAGTATGGCAATGAGAAGTTAGATAAGAAAACTGGTAAACCATCAATGCGATATTGCAAATACAAGGAGCTTCCGAAATGAACCATCGACCATACGGATTAGCCGGGACACTTTCAGCAAAGGTTAAAGACTTTACGGTCGCACCACGCAGCCCAAACGTAGTCATGCGTAAAGTACGGGGCGGATATCAAGTCGGAATCATGCTCGACGGCTACAACAAGGTCACACACCGACCCGACAAGACAAAACGGGCGAAGTTAGAGAGCGTTCAAGTTTTCAAGACGGAATCTGACGCGCGGGTTTATATGGATAGCCTTTTGGCGGGTGGGTTATGACCATCACAAGCAATATGAGTAATGCCGATTATCACGGTCATTCAGCAGTCAGCAAGACACAGTTAGACCAACTTGCCAAAAGCCCCGCGCATTACAAACACGCGCGGGAATCGGAAACCGAAAGCACACAGGCGATGATTTTCGGTAGCGCGTTTCACGATTACATCTTGTTGCCCGAAGTGTTCGCCGAATCTTACGCGGTCTTGCCCGATGATTTCAATGCCCGAACCAAAGACGGAAAGGCATATTTGGCAGGGCTTGAAAAAGACGGTAAGACGATTCTAAAAGCCGAATGGGTGGAGCAAATCAAAGGCATGGCGGACGCTATCGCCGCACATCCAAAGGCTTCGGCATTATTGAGTAGTGGCAAGCCTGAACAGTCGGTCTTTTGGCGAGACGATGAAACAGGGATTGATTGCCGTTGCCGTCCTGATTTTTGGAATAGCAACGGAATCATCGTTGACCTGAAGTCAACGGAAGATGCAAGCCCGCAAGGTTTTGCGCGGTCGGTGGCAAATTACCGATACCACGTTCAGGACGCTTTTTACAGTAACGGCATCTATCAGGCGACGGGGGAATATCCGAAAGGGTTTATCTTTATCGCCGTCGAGAAAAAAGCACCGTTTGCCGTCGCTTGCTACACGTTGGACGAGCAGGCAAAAGAGCGCGGACATGAACTGTTCCGCAGGGATTTAATGACGCTTGCCGAATGTATCAAAACAAATACATTTCAGGCGTATAGCGAACAAATCGAGCCGTTATCTTTACCGGCTTGGGCATACTACGATTAAGGATACATCATGAATCAAATGGTAAAAAACCCGTTTCAACAAACGTCAGTTTCCGAAGCGTTGCCAAACACAATGACCGAAGTTAAGTCGCAGCGCGAAGCAAGCGAGATACAGGCGATGGTCTTCATGGCCAAGCAGTTCCCGCGCAATCAGATTCAGGCGGCAGACAGAATATTAAACGCCTGCACACGTCAGACGCTGGCAGATTCTGCCGTTTACAGCTATCCGCGCGGTGGGCAGAACGTTGAAGGCCCATCAATCCGACTGGCTGAAGTCTTGGCGCAAAACTGGGGAAATCTCGATTTTGGCATCCGCGAATTATCGCAAGAAAACGGCGTGTCAACGGTCGAAGCCTACGCTTGGGACTTGGAAACCAACGTCCGACAAGCAAAGGTCTTTCAGGTCGCGCATAAGCGCATGGCAAAAGGCGGAACGAAAACACTGACAGATCCGCGCGACATCTACGAGATAGTAGCGAATCAAGGCAGCCGACGTTTACGCGCCTGTATCTTGAGTATCATTCCGGGCGACATCGTGGAGGCAGCATTGGCGCAATGTTCTGTTACGCAGGCGGCAAGCGTTGGAGCAACACCTGAAGAGATAAAAGAAACCATCCGAAAACTGACGGCTACTATGGGTAAATTCGGCATTACCGCCGAAAACATCCAAGACCGTTATCAATGCCGCCTCGAAGCCATCCGCCCCGCGCAGATTGTTGAATTGCGGAAAATTTACACCAGCCTGAAAGACGGCATGAGTAAGCCGTCTGACTGGTTCGCAATCCAAGAAGTCAAAAAGTCAGACGCGCAAGACCTTAATGCAATGGTAGATGGTACTGCCGCCGTCGAAGCGAAGCCTGAACCGATAGCTGAACCAACCAAGCCCACACCGACCGAAGAACAGTTCGCGGCATTGATTGAAGCGGTATCAACTGGCGTTAAAGAGGTTGCTGAAGTGCTGGAAGGGTACGCGCTGACCGACGAGCAAAAGGCAGAAATCAACGCCCTGTAATGAAAATTTCAGGCGACCTGAAAGGTCGTCTGAATCGGAGATGAAAATGGAAAATCGTTTAGACACCCTGAAACAATACAAAAGTGAAATCTTTGAATTAAAGAAAAAACTAGCCGAAAAAGAAGCCGAATATCTTGATGTAGGCAAAGAAATTTTTGAACAAGATACAGGGTGGGAGTTTGGTAAAACCATTCTCGCCAATAAAAATGGTCCGGTAAAACTGAAAATCTTGCTCAACTTTGCAGAACTGCGCGACGGCGAATTTACCGCAATCGGCAACGTTATGAATAAAAACGGCGGGATATCCAGTCAACGACGAATTATTACCGTTGATTGGTATGAAGAATTTAAGGACGACTGAAATGTTTGCCGTTTTCGGAAAGAGCCGTCCCGAAGAAGAAAAACGGCGGCGGCTTGTTTACAACAAAGATGATTCCAAGTGGTACGAGGATACCCGCAAATGGAAGCGGTTAAGCAACAGCCGCTACCAAATCAGCCCTGAGTATTCGTCGATTGAGACCGCAGAAGAGTTTATCAGGCTGTCGGCGGGTAATCCCGATATCCACATAGTCGGAATCAGACAGGCGCAGGAAGTAAACGGAAAGACCGTCTGGAAGCCTGTCAAATCAATTTTAAAAAGGAAATAAAAATGCTGAACAAAGTATTTTTAATTGGCCGTCTTGGCCGTGACCCGGAAGTCCGCTATATACCCAACGGCGAGGCCGTCTGTAATTTCAGCGTCGCTACAAGCGAAAGCTGGAAAGACAAGAACGGCCAACGCCAAGAGGCCACTGAATGGCATAACGTGACCATGTACCGCAAACTGGCAGAGATTGCCGGTCAATACCTGACGAAAGGCAGTCAAGTGTATTTGGAAGGCAAAATCCAAAGCCGCAAATATCAAGGCAAAGACGGCATCGAGCGCACCGCTTACGACATTATCGCCAACGAAATGAAAATGCTGGGCGGTGGTAATGACAGCGGACAGTACTCCGCCCAACACACACCGCCTGAACAACCGCGCCGACAAGCACCAGCAACACCCGCCACGCCCGTTGAAGACATTGACGACGACGTCCCATTTTAGGAGCAAGGCATGACCCATAAATTTAAATTTGGCGACCGCGTTAGCTGTGAAAACTATCCAACAACAGGGGTAATTGTTGGGCTGGACGAGACTGGAGATATAGCGACTGTTTGTTTTGTAGCACTTTACCGACCAGAACGAGTAGAAACAAAATCTCTAAAACTTATCCCACACCCTGACACCGTGCGCCTTGATTGGCTGTTAAAGAATGATTGTGCTTTAACAGAAAGGCTTTGTGATGAAGATGGCGATATTCTTGACACCCCAAATGCCGTTATCCAAAAGCAAGAAGACCATTTTGAGGTATTGGCAGCTACAAGTAACGACATCCGTGAAGCCATAGATGTTGCTATGGCACACATCGAAAGCAAACGATAACAACCACAGGCAGGCGGCCTAAAACGTCCGAGCCGTTGAGAGGACGGCAATTAGCGAGGAAACAAAATGCAAACAGCAACAATAGCAACAAGACCGACGGCAAAACAGATGCTTGCCGCCAAGAAAGCAGCAAAGAAATTGACCCAAGAAGAGCGCGCCCTGAAACGCGCAGGCGCAGTCAAAAACGTTGACCGAAACCGCCTATCCACATTATCGAAAGCGCAAAAAGAAAACATCGCCGAGATGTTGTCAGGCGCGAAAGTGTCCGAAGATGAGGCGGTAACGTGTAGCGTCAAAATGTGGTTATCAATGCAAGATATGCGCTACGCCTGCAATCAGGAGCTAATCAATTTCGCAGAACATATCATCAAGCAGGTACAACGTCTCGGCTTGTACTGCAATACAGACGACCCGGCAAACGAGAAGAACGTAGAGTTTGCCTGTCGTGAAGCATCGCAGGCAGTCGCCAAATGGACTAAGGATTTTGACGACCTTAGCCCGAATCAGCGTCAATTGGTATTGCGCCCCCTGTCTAATCTCTTCGCCGCGTATGAAGAGTTTTTGAAAGATGCTCCGGTGCGGTTAATCGCCGAAGTATCGACATACTCGCTCGCCGTCAGTGTTACCAAAAAAGCCATGACGTTTTTAGAACTTGATGGCGGTTTGATTTCGGCGGTTGATAAAGTCGTCAACGGCAGCGATTCCCGCGCGGAAGCCCGCCGCCTGAAAATGCCCTATGCCGAATTTACAGACCGAATCTTACACGCAGCAAACCTGCTTTACGATGTAGGCATTCAAGCAGATGCGGAGCTTTCGGCAATGTACGGCAAGCCATTAAACCCTGTACGCCCGCAACGCATCGGCGACGTGCGGCAACCACTCATGAAAATGCTTGTCAAGAACAAGGGAGGCGCACTGGTTCAGGCTGTCAAGGATTCGGAAAACATCATCCGACATTGCGACAGCGGCACCGGCTTCAGTTGTTTCAACTGGACTAAGCATTTCAAACGTGCCGCAAACCTGATTAACCTTATACGGCAAGGAGAAGTGGCATGAAAGACCTAATTGCCGCAATCCTGATCGCCGCAGTCATTATGGCTATCGAGCTATCAGGAATACCGAAAGTGGCGGTACAGATAAACGAATATCAGAAAGGACAGCAAAGATGAACGAATGGAAGAAAGTGTCTGAAGAGTTGCCTCCGTTAGAAATGCCTGTTTGGGCTGGGTGGTTTGAATCTGATGGCAGTTTTACACACGGGATATTTGTATTGGCGGATGATGAAATTCGCCCAATGTGGTGGAGATGTGAAGAAACCATATCTCATGACGATTTTGGGTTGCTTATTGGCGATGAATATTATCCTGTAAGTCATTGGATGTATCTACCAACACCGCCTGATGAAAATTAGAAAGGTGCGAAGATGAAAATTGATTTTGAAAATAAAACAGTAATAAAAACAGTAGATAATATTTTTTTAATACTATTCTTTATACCATTAGCTGTATCAGTATTGTCATCTTTTGCAGCTTTTGTATTATTAATTTCGGCGCGTATTTTTTTCTTTCTGGTACTTCTGACGTCATATCCTATTCTTTTGATTTTAAAGAAAATTTCAAATGGCAAATATGACCCAGTAAGCCCTTTAAAATATTTAAAATCAACAATTAAACAGTCCAATAGTTTTTTTCTTGATATTTTAGATTTTTGCTTATATTGCAAGCAATAAAAGGTTTTTTGTTGATTGCCATGAAGATGAATTTATGAAAATGTAAGGAGGTTGAAAAAATGAAATTTCTCAAAATAAAAGAAGTCATGGAGAAAACAGGTTGCGGTAAAACAAAAATCTATGCCATGATTCAGGATAATGAATTTCCGCGCCCGTACAAGATTGGAATGGCCTCACGTTGGCGTTCTGACGAAGTGGAAAACTGGATTAAAACGCGCCCGGTTTCATAGCAGAAAATCAAAAGCGGGTATTAAATCGGGTATGATTCAGACGGCAATATCAAAGATTCTTTAATTAACAGTAAGTTAGATTCAAAATGCTTTTATTCATTGATAATTACGACAGCTTCACCTACAACATCGTCCAATA